CGGTCAGTTATTACCTGCAACACTTCTGTTGAATTCTTCTGCAACTTGTTTGGTTGAGTTGATTTCTAGTACACCTACCAATCAGCTGTCATTACAAAATGCAAACTTTGTTGCTTTGAATACGTTGGGTTCATATAACTCATTTGCCGAACAAGATTTAAGTGCAATTCAATGTTCTGGTGGCGAAGTTGTGTACGCATTTTCTACTCCTCCTAATGGGTTGCAACAGCTCGATTTAGGTAATTTCTTCCCTGTACTTACCAATGTAAGGGGTAACGTAGCGGACATTTTGACTGTTGCGGTAACTTCTTCTGCTGGTGCTACAGTACAGGTTAACGTAGTTGCTCAGGAAGCGATGGCATAAAATGGCAAAGTCACCAGCATGGCAAAGAAAAGAAGGCAAGAATCCGAATGGGGGGCTGAACGCCAAGGGGCGAGCCTCCGCAAAGAAAGAAGGGCACAACCTGAAACCCCCAGCCCCACATCCAAAAACAGAAAAAGATGCGGCTCGACGTAAATCTTTTTGTGCAAGAATGAGTGGTATGCCCGGCGCAATGAAAGATGAAAAAGGAAAACCAACGCGTAAAGCGCTGTCTTTAAAAGCATGGAATTGTTAAAAAAACACTGATAAGTACAAAGAAACAAGAGAAGAGGTTTAAATGGTACAACATGCAGAAAACGCAAAGAACGTAGTAGACGGCATAGCTATCGCTACCACCTTGGGAACATTGATGGAAGTATTACCTTCGGTTTCTGCGGCTTTATCAATTGTTTGGTTAATTATTCGCATCTGGGAAACTGATACAGTTCAAGGTTGGATCAAAAAAAATGCCAAGCACGAGTAAAAAACAACACAATCTTATGGCAGCGGTGGCGCACAACCCAGCGTTTGCTAAGAAGGTAGGGATCCCACAATCAGTGGGAAAAGACTTTAGCAACGCCGATAAAGGCAAAAAATTTTCAAAAGGTGGTGATATGAAGAAAATGTCAAAAGGTGGAGACACCAGCATGTCTAACTCTAGCAAAGAGAAAAAAGGCATGACTAAAGAAACTATGGGTAAAGTTCGCACTGGCGCTCCTAGCAGAGACGGTATTGCTGAACGCGGAAAAACAAAAGGAAGAATGATCAGTATGGGTGGAAACTCTATTGGTACTGGCGGTTTGTATAATGTTAAAGGACCATCAAAATGAAAAATGATTTTCCTCCAATGATGAACGAAGAGACACCTAAGCATGTTCATAACGTAGATCATACTGAAAAAATGTATGGCGGTGACGGACATAAACAGCACCATGAGTTCTTTGGTCAACACGCTGCAGGACACAAAAAACACCACGAGCATGTTGAAGCTATGTGTGGTGGCGGAATGTCCGGTAGAAAAAAGTGATGCCTAGTCGTGGAATGGGGGACATTGCTCCCTCAAAAATGCCTAAACCTGTGACTAAAAAACGCAGGGATGACACTGACTTTCAAGAATTTAAGAAGGGCGGTAAGGTCGGGCTTTATGCAAACATTAATGCCAAACGTGCACGTGGTGAAAAAATGCGTAAGCCCGGTGATCCTGGGGCACCCACAAAACAAGACTTTATTAATTCTGCAAAAACAGCAAAGGTTAAAAAATGAGTATATTTGAAAAGTTTGAAAAGCAAGCAGGGACACTACTGCAAGAACTGAAAGAACATATACTTCATCAAACCATGAAGGGTAACAAAGTCGATCCTACTTTCCAAGATTTTGTTACACACTTAGAAGCCCATGTTAATAATACAACTGTTGTTACTCCCGCCCCTGTTGCTGTTGTTGAACCTGTTGAATCTACTCCAGCTCCTGTGGTATCTGATACAGTGGTTGTGGCGACGCCTGTAGTTGAGCCAGTTCAGCACACAGAAGACCCAGATCACGCGACTAACTAAACATGACCATCTCAACGCTTAATTCGCTGACTTCGGGTACAGCGAGTTTTAACCTTAACTTAACTGAGTTATGTGAGGAAGCGTATGAACGCGCCGGTTTTGAGATGCGTACTGGTTATGAACTACGTACGGCGCGAAGGTCTCTTAATTTGTTGTTTGCTGATTGGGCAAACCGTGGTATTAACATGTGGACGATGGAGCAAGGTACGATCACCCTTACTCCGGGTTTAAATACATATCCATTACCGCTTGACACAGTGGATCTTTTAGATCACGTTATACGCACAAACCCCAACAATACGTCCACTCAAGCGGACTTAACGATCACACGTATCAGCGTATCTACATACGCAACAATTCCAAATAAACTAACTCAAGCCAGACCTATACAGGTTTGGGTACAGAGATTAAACGGACAAACGTATTCAACTGGATATACCGTAGCAAGCGCAGTAGCGGCTACAGACACTACAATTACACTATCATCTACAGCTAATATGGCTACTGCCGGGTATGTTAATTTAATATCTAGTGGCGTAACAGAAACCATTTACTACAATAACATATCAGGGAATACCCTAGGTAATTGTTTTAGAGGGCAAAATAACACAACAGCCACCAGTTTTCCTGTTGGTGCAACAGTCAACGTACCTAATCTTCCAGCTATTACTGTTTGGCCGACCCCTGATGCATCACAAACTTATCAATTTGTGTACTGGCGCATGCGTAGAACGCAGGATGCTTCACAGTATGGTAACAACGTCATGGACGTTCCTTTTAGATTTATCCCTTGTATGGCGGCAGGTTTGGCGTACTATGTGGCTTTAAAAGTTCCAGATGGGCTACAAAGATTACCAATTTTAAAACAACAGTATGATGAGTTTTGGGAGTTGGCTGCTTATGAAGACCACGAAAAGGCTTCTTTGCGCTTGGTACCAAGACAGATGTTTATAGGTGGTGTTATTTAAATGGGTAATCGGTTTTCATCCGGCAAGAACTCGATTGCCGAGTGTGATCGGTGCGGGTTTCAATTTAAGTTAAAAGAACTTAAAAAAGAAGTCATCAAGACAAAGACGTACGACTTGAAAGTCTGTCCCCAATGTTGGGACCCGGATCAACCGCAATTGCAACTCGGTATGTACCCAGTTGATGATCCACAAGGCGTACAAGACCCAAGACCCGACACGACATATGTGGTTTCTGGTTTAGGTTCTGACGGATATAATGATGGAGGAAGCCGAATCATTCAATGGGGATGGAACCCTGTGGGCGGTTCAGAATTTTACGATTCAAGTCTTACGCCAAACAACTTGGCTTTGACCGTTTCAATTGGGCAAGTTACAATCGCAACGACATAAGGAGTTATTATGGCTAAGAAAGAAATGGATAAAGATTTGGCTCAAGATAAAGCCATGATCAAAAAAGCTTTTAAAGAGCACGACAAACAAGAGCATCCTGGTAAGCACACTAAAATCACACTTAAAAAAGGTGGTGTAACTGGCGCCAGTATGAGATCAATGGGTCGTAATCTGGCACGTGCACGTAACCAGAAACCTGGGAGCAAGTAATGGCTAAATTCAGTATGAAAAAGGGTGGCAAAGAAATAGGTCCTGCATCTACTTACGCAGCTCCCCATACTTCTGGCGGTAAAACGCTTGAAGAAAAAGACATCGGTTACTCTGTTGAAATGCCAACACGTAAGAACTGGACACCTTTAAATGGTGGAGTTTCTATTGGGCACAACGACATGGTTGAGTCTACTGGTATTGAAACACGTGGTAACGGCGCAGCTACCAAAGGTAGAATTGCTAGAGGACCAATGGCGTGACATATACAGAATTAGTCACAAGTATCCAAAGTTATACGGAAAATCAATTTCCGACTGTATATCTTGCTGATGGAACGAGTGAGTCTACAACAACTCAAATTAATCGTTTCATCGAGCAGGCTGAACAACGCATATACAATAACATCCAGTTCCCTAGTCTTCGCGCTAACGTGACAGGAACATTGACTGCGGGTAATCAGTATTTATCTTGCCCAAATGATTTTTTATCTGTGTATTCAATAGCGGTTTATCCTACAACAGGAACCAATGCAAATACATTCACATACTTAATTAACAAAGATGTGAACTTTATTCGTGAAGCGTTCCCAAGCACAACTTCCGCTTACTATGCACAACCCCAGTATTACGCGCTTTTTGGTCCTCAGTACAACAATATTGCAGAGCTAAGTTTTATTCTAGGACCAACGCCAGATCAAAACTACGCAGTAGAACTGCACTATTATTACTACCCACCCACAATTATTCAAGGCAGTATTACAGCAATTACACTAACAACTGCTGGATCAACATACACCAACGGTACATACTATGACGTTCCTTTAAGCTACAACGCATCACAGCCAACAAATGCGGGCGGTTCTATTAATGGTAACTCAGGTCTTGCTACAATTGTAGTATCTGGTAACGTTGTTACTTCTGTAACAGTAACAAGTGGCGGAGCGTTTTATAGTGTTGGAGATATATTGACGGTCTCCCCAACATACATTGGTTCAAGTGGTTCTGGATTTACAGCAACTGTGTCTAGTGTTGGAAACTCAACAGGCGTTACTTGGCTTGGGGACAACTATGATGCGGTTTTGTTATATGCTTGTTTGGTAGAAGCGTATACCTACATGAAAGGCGAAGCCGATCTTGTAACTCTGTATAACACAAAGTACGTGGAAGCACTTGCAGAAGCTAAACGTCTTGGTGATGCACTTGAAAGACAAGACGCATATCGTTCAGGACAATACAGACAGGCGGTGACCTAATGGCTTTTATAGGAAATTGGGCTTGTGATGTATTTAAAACCGGCATGATGAACGGCGTGTATAACTTCACGTCTGGTAATTTTTACATTGCGCTGTACACCAATTCAGCTACGCTTAATCAAAACACAACGGCTTATACAAGCATAGGCGAGACAACTGGATCAGGCTACACAGCGGGTGGTCAATTATTGGTTGTTTCACAAACCCCAACTACAGGTAGTATAGGGGACACGGCGTATATTTCTTTTAATAATGCTGTATGGACAGGCGCAATTAGTGCACGAGGCGCGTTAATATATTTAAAAAATGGTACAACCAATCCTGCAGTTTGCGTTTTAGATTTTGGGGCAAGTAAGGCTTCTACTAGTTCGTTTACTGTACAATTTCCGGCTAGCACTAACACAGCTGCGATTATTCGCATTTCATAAGGAACCATCATGAGTAATGAGATTTCAATCATAGGAGACGTAGTAGATGCTACGGTCACCAGAGGCGCGGGGCAGACAGAACTGTTTGGTCTGCAAGGCATATATAAAGCTGAGTGCTATGACGCACAGGGCAATCTTAAGTGGTCTGACCATATTGAGAACCTAACCACAAACGTGGGTCGTCAGAACTTGCTGAACTTTTACTTTATTTCTCCCTCGGCTACAAATGCCATTTACATGGGACTAATGGGTACAGGCTCACCTTCTTATACAGATACACAAGCCAGTCATGCAAGCTGGTTGGAAGTCGGAGGCGCTAACGCTCCTACATATTCTGGCACAAGAAAGACACCAAGTTTTACAACACCTACCACAGCTAACCCCTCTGTTTTGGTAACTTCTGCTGCGGTTGTGTTTAGTATGACTGGATCAGGAACTGTTGCAGGTGCGTTCATTAACGTGGGCGGTTCATCTACAATTGATAACACAACAGGTATTTTATTCAGCGCAGGAGATTTTTCTGCGGGTTCTAAGACAGTATCGTCAGGCGACACAATAAATGTATCGTACTCGTTGTCAGCATCGGGTTAATAAATGGCTCTAGTTCTGGCGGATCGTGTCCAGGAGACATCCACTACAAGTGGTACGGGTACGCTCACCCTAAATGGCGCGGTCAATGGATACCAATCTTTTGCCAACGGCGTTGGCAACGGGAACACCTGTTACTATACGATTTACGACACAGTCGCTTATACATGGGAAGTTGGGATTGGTACTTATACTACGTCAGGCAGTACGTTAACGCGTACGACTGTTCTTTCTAATTCATCACAGACTACTTCGCTGATTAACTTTGCGGGTAACTTGATGAACGTGTGGGTGGACTATCCCGCAGAAAAAGCCATATATCAAGATGCAAGCGGAAATACCTATGTACCCAGTCTGGGAGGAACTACACCATCTACAGGTACGTTTACTACTATTACAGGACAGACTGCTAACTTAACTGGTAC